GGCCTAAACATAACCGCAACTGCCGTTGCCTTAATTAATCCCCCAAGGAAACCCAAGGGCCTCCCCCCTCAAAACCCATCAGCTTGTGGAGGAAAGTATGGAAACAAGCTCTGCCAATACATCGACGCATGCGAAGGGCGGGCGGATATCTCCTCCTACCCTCAATTGGACCCGTTTGAGGGCTATGCGGAGAACCGAAGTGCTCTCCTCGGATCTTAGATGGTATTGGGGGATATGGATACTTGGGGACTTCTTCCTTTGCCTGCGGGACAGTACAGGTACGTTTTTTCTAAGAGCGCCCTGGGAATAACGGGGACTTGGGTTACTTCCGAAGCGTCCCTAAGGAGATTCATTGGAAACTACGCATCCTCTAGTGACTGCTATATTCAACTCAATCCGGTCTCTAAACCGGGACTCATTCGGCCTTCAAATGCAGATGTGCTTCAACTCCAAGCCATTCTCATTGACATCGACCCAATTTCTGACGACGCGCTCCCCGACCGCGGACTTCTGGCTTGTCAAGCCAGATTGGAAGAATTGGGTGTCGGACATGGTTGCCGCACAGTCATCGACTCGGGGAGGGGTATCCAGGTCTGGCTCCATATACACCCAATTCCCATCATCGGAGAAGGCTCCCTAGGCAGGTCCGTAAGGAGGTTCATCCATGCTTTGGCTAAGTCCATGGGTACGGTTGCGGGGTGCCGCATTGACACTTCCTGCGCAGACCTATCACGTTTGGCTAGACTTCCGGGCACCATCAACCAAAAGACTGGAAAACCTACGAAAATCCTTGACAAAGGCACTCCTTCTGAGGCATATTGGTTATACCGATGGGACGAGGAAGTAGCGCCTAAGGCGCCAAGGGTAGCCTCCCCCATCCGTACCAAGTGGCCAGACATAGAGCTTCATTTAACCAAGACCGCAAAGGACTTTATCCTTGAGGGTGTTGAAGAGCCTGGCAGGCACAAAGCGGCTGTCGCTGCGGGAAGAAGCCTTAGGGAAAATAACGTGGAACCTGGGGTGGCTTTGGGCTTCCTCGAACGCGGTGCTGAGCGGTGTTCGCCACCACTTGATCCATCAGATGTACAAAGGATCTTCCACCAAATCTGGGGGCAAAGATGAAGTTTAGGCATAGGATTGCTGCCGTCCTCCTAAGGATGGCAATATTCATCATGTGGCCCCCCGCCCATATGGCTTTGTTTATCACCAAGCTCGCGATGAAGGTTCATGGAGGAACCAATGAGAATCCTGACCGCCCCGGAGAAAGCGCCAGAGAGGGTGCTTATTTACGGGTCTCCGAAATCAGCAAAAACTAGACTTGCAACCGCCGTCCCTTAGGGTCACAAGTGGGGTGAGCGAGTAATCTACATAGCTGCCGTCCAAGGTGCAGCGTCCCTCCGCTCGGTCCTCCTCCCCGACCGATCGCACCTTATTCCGGTTATTCCCCGCCCGGAGGTCGGCAGCTACGACCCTTTGCATGAAGCGGTGGCTGCTGCGACGGGGGATTGGGTATCCCATGGCGCAGGGACCATCATTTGGGATACTATCACTCAGACCGCCCATGACCTCCTTGAGGCTTACGCTAAGATAGGAAACTATGCCCAACAGCAAATCACCTTTGGGAAGCGAAATACCCCCGAGTTTCATGCCCATCCAACCCCAGGTGATTATGGCGCTGCGCAGAACTCCGTATGTGAACACCTCATGGGGCATCTCTTTGGACAGCCTCTTAATCTTATCGTCATTGCTCACGAGGATTGGAGTGAGTCTAAGAACTCCGGTGAGGTCGTGGGGGGTCCTAGTACCGTTGGGCAAGCCACCATCAAGTCCCTCCCTGGACGCTTTGATACGGTCATTCGATGCGAGGCCAAGCGCCGGCAGGAGCCTGGCAAGCCGCCCGTAGCCACTTACATTGCGCATACCCAGCCCCATGGATCATGGATCGCAGGGGTACGCAACCCAGGGGTTAATCTTCCCGACATCATCCTTGCGGAAGATCCCCGACACTTCTGGCAGGAATACGATAAGCTCGTCAGTTAACCTTAGGAGGATAGAGGAATGGATTCCTTGTACAGCGGTTCAACCTACACTGAAGATAACGATCCCTATACCTTTGGGGAGGAGGCCCGCAAGGCTTATGACCAAGCAGGCACGTCCCTCCTGATGCCCCCTGATACCGCACGGACGCGGGGGAAGGATTCGCATGGAGAGCCCCTCTGGTACCACTGGAATGAAGAGGTCACCATTACCTCGGTGGACTTCAAGGCCCCAATCCCTGGGAACTTTAAGCCCGAGAAGGATGGGGATGTTACCTGCATCCTTACCTTTGGCCTTACGATCAGCCCTACTTCTCAGCAGGACGGAAGTAAGTCTCCGAACGTTAATCGGAAACTTACTGCTAACGCTCGTTATAACTTCTCCGCATACAAGCGAGAAGCCAACGCAAGCGGCGACTTCTCAAAGGGCCATGCCGCGATGACCCAAATGTCAAACGCCATGGTTAAGTCCCTCCTTAAGTCCCTTGAGTATGACCCTGAGCTTGGGATGCGGCCCAAGATCCTCGCTGAGACCTACCGCGAAAACCTCATCGGGAAGCGTGTGTGGGTCGCGGTTAAGCAAGGCCGCAAGAATGAAGATGACCAGAAGCGCGTCGATGTAGACCGCTTCGTCCCGGAGCGTGTGTAACCATGAAGATGCATAAGGATAATTCCACTCCTGAATGGGTAGGTAAGTACCGTGTTTATATTTCTAGACAGCCTGAGGAGTTCATGGAGTTTGACAATTGCTTCGTGAGCTTCGTGGGGAGTGACAGCTTAGCTGTCTACTCTTACACAGAAAGCCAAGGCCGCTGGGGAGTGCTCATCGCTGCATTCCCACGCTGGTCCTTCGTGGAAAAGGTCTAAGGCCCTTGGCCCCAGGGAGGTTCTGGTTCGGTTTGAAGCCTCCTCCCCGGACTGGTCCTTACCTGGGGCCTTTCTTCTTGAGGTTATGATGTCTGCGCGAATTGACTTAAGTGGACAATGGGGTACGGCCAATACAGATGACACCATCTCGGCGGTTGTCACCCACCCCCCGAGTGTGGCACACCGGGTCTATCCCACGGGTGCAGTAAGGGATTCCCGAGCAGGCAAAGGGAGATGCGATCTCCTCATGCCGCGGGCACTCCTTGAGGTAGCGAAGCATTTGGAAAGAGGGGCTGAAAAGTATGAAGATCGCAATTGGGAAAGTGGTATGCCCCTTTCTGCCTTCACTGATAGTGGCATGAGGCATCTCCTTCAGTTCATGGCAGGGGAGGCAGAGGAGGACCATCTTGTGGCAGCCGCCTGGAACATCCTCGCAGCCATCGAAACCAGGGAGCGATGCAGAAGCGGAATCCTCCCAACAGAACTTGAAGACATGCCGCCGAAGGGTTAAGCAGGAAGCATATGCAAAACGACTTCTTGGGGGTCGGTGTGGTAAATGTGGGCGAGAAGATTCAGCCCCACGATGTACCACGTGCCGTGCATACGCTCGTGCAAACAAGGCGCGGCAGCGAATGGTTCGCGCTACGCGAATCTATGAGCAACTTATTCGATACGCACCCGGGGCAGATGTTCGGAGACTTGCAGAGTCTTTCGCCCGAGACGATGCCGAATGCGCCATTTGTAAAGTTCCCCAATGGTGGATTCACCGATGGTGCGTTGTCGAAGGACGATGGCTTCCTGGAGGCCTACAACATTGGAGTCGTTTAACCATTGACCACATTAATCCCCTTAATAGAGCAATCGAAGATGGCAACGTTAGATTGCTTTGCTATGGCTGCAACCAACGTAGAAACCGTGGGAAGTTTACCGATGAGCAAGTCCGCATCAAAGCCAATCACTTTTGGACCCATTGGCTAGGAAACAAACCTTGGCGGAAACTTCGGTCGCAAGGATCTCGCGGGAGTTTACCCAAGCCTATAATGAGTCCGAAGCCTGGACTAAAACCTCCTGGCTAGGCGTCCAAGTCCTCAAGCCAGTTACAGACCTTTGGCTCTATCAGGAGATCATTTCCCTTGAACGCCCAAACGCAATCCTCAAAACCGGCACCCGCTCAGGCGGCTCTGCCCTATACTTCGCATCCATCATGGACCTTGTTGGCCTCAACGGCCTCGTTGTCTCCGTTGACACCCAAACGAAGCGACTCAGCCACCACCCTAAGATACGATACCTTATCGGGTCTTCCACAGATCCATCTACAAGGGATACAGTGGCTTCCCTTGTACCAAATGGATTTGGACTTGTGTGTCTTGACTCAGACCATTCAGTCGCTCATGTTAGGGGGGAACTCGACTTGCTATCACCTCTTGCAACTGACATACTAGTTGTAGAGGATACCTTTACGTCTGAAGCTAGGGATGCCGTTCGAGATTGGCTCGCAACTGACCCGCCCTTTAAGGTGGATGACTACCTCCAAAAGAAGTTCCTCTCGACCTTCCACACCTGGTTGAGACGCATTAAATAGGGAGAACATGGATGATCTCCTCAACAGGGCGCATGGACGCGCCCATCCTCGTTTGCGGTGAGGCGCCTGGGCGCCAAGAACTAGAGCAAGGCATTCCCTTCGTTGGCCCCACAGGCCGCATCCTTTGGGCCGTCTTTAAGGAAGCCGGCATTGACCGAAAGGATTGCTTCGTCACTAACGTAGTGCAAAGTGCCCCCCTCGGGGCAGGAGGCCAGCCCACGCCCTCCCAAGTCAAGGCTGAATGGGAACGCCTCGATGACCTCCTCAGTAAGAGCCACGCAAAGATCTTAGTCCTTGTTGGTGGGATCGCCCTCAAGCGCGTGACTGGCCTGACCAATATCACCAACCTCCGAGGGTACTGCTTGGCTCCCGAGGATTGCCCTCCGATGTTGGTGGGTAGGTCTATCAAGGTGGGCGAATACAAGACCACCAAGGCTGGGAAGTACGTCAAGGGCGACCCAAAGTACGCCATGAAGCGGATCCCGCAGCAGCCTACCCTCCCGAGTGGTTGCGAGTGGGTCGTGCCGGTCCTGCATCCCGCAGGGATCATGCGCATGCAATTCAAGACGTTGCCTGCCTTGAAGGCCGACCTCATGCGAGTGGGGAAGCTCCTACGCGGTGAGGCTAACGTCATATCTACCAAGGACATCTCTTGGTTGGAGGAAGACAGTGAGCTACCAAAGTCTAACGTCTGGGCTATTGACATCGAAACTCCAATGCCCCCTAATGATTGGGTCGTGGAGCGTATTGGCTTGGGATGTGGAAGTGGGGTGCTTTCAACTACGGATGTTTCTCATGCGAGTAGATTAGTTGAAGGGATTTTGGGCGACTCTACCTGCACGGCGGTACTCCATAACTCATCGTTTGATTTACCGAGATTGGGTGGAGTGGATTCAAAGGCCAAACTCTTCGACACTATGGCCGCTGCTCAACTACTTAACCCTGATCTCCCAAAGGGTCTTGAACGAGCCGCCACCATCCACCTCGATGTCCGACCGTGGAAGCACCTCTTCTTAGAAGATCCATCGGTCTACAACGCCATGGACGTGAGGGTGACATTGGCGTTGGCACAGAAGCAAGCGGTCATCTTAGACGCAACGGGCCAGCGGCCCGTCTTTGAGACCATGATGCGGGCCATGCCTACGCTCATGCGCCTCACTGAAAGGGGGATTAGGGTTGATGAAGGCAGACTCAAGGCGTGGCGGGAAAGCCTCGAAAAAAACCTCGCGGAAGCGCACGCCCGCTGGGCGCGCCCGGACATCTCGCCCACGAGCTACCCGAAGCTCGTCAAGTACCTCTACGAGGATCTCGCGCTTCCAAAGCAGTATTCAAAAGATGGTGGCCTCACCACAGACGATGCAGCAATCTTCCACCTATTGGGGTTATCCCCGCCCGCACCCGCTCGTAGAGCTTTGGAATCATTGCGAGACATTCGGGCATCCGGACGGAACCTGGGGACCTACGCGGCTGTCGAAGCTAGCCCGGATGGGCGCGTACATCCGCGGTATGTCACAGCAGATAAAGACGAGTCTGGCGCAACATTTTCGCAGAAGGGACATGGTGCGGGAACTGGTCGCATACAGGCTCGCGATCCCAACATTATGAACCAACCTGTGGAGGCACGGCGCCTCTACGTCCCTACCTCCCCAGGGTGGGCCTTTGCCTACGTAGATTGGGCCTCTGCGGAGGCCCGCGTGGAGGCTGCCCTCTCGGAGGATGACAAGTTAATGGAGGCTCTTGGCGATGACTTACATGAGGTTATTCGAGCATCTCTCAACATTGACCGTACACGAGCTAAGAACATCTTTTATGGTTGCGTGCCCATGGATACGGAAGCTCTAACTCGGGGTGGTTGGCGGCGGTATGAAGACCTCGAAGTAGGGCAGGACATTATGGTTTATGATCCAAAGTCTGACACCATGAAGTGGGGACCTATGGAGTATAAAGTTCATTATCGCTCCGCTCCTTTGATGAAGTTAGAGAATCAATACTTCAAAGCAGTTACTACCCCAAACCATCGTTGGTACGGCGATCGTAGAATAACTAGTAAAAACTGGCGGCGTTACACCCCGTTGGGTGATGTGACTTCTGAGGCGTTTACATACGAGCATCGCATTAGATTGGCTGCCCCCTTTGAAGGGGGATTAGGTGTTCCTACGGATTGCCTACATAAGTGGAATACTGATTGGATCTCCTACGTTTTAGGGGCCACACCATCTCAGCGTGCTGCTTTCCTCAATGGGGTAATTATTTCTGATGGGCATATGATGGGTGCTAACGATGGTTATTTTGGAATCTCGCAAAAGCCCGGAGAGCTTTGTGAAGCGATGCGTTTAGCAGCAGTTCTTCATGGCTTCCGGGTTAATTCATCTGTAGAAGGTATCAATCCTACTGAGCGAATGCGGCTTGGAACTCGGCGGCATATCACAGGCGACATCTCTAAGTCAAACGCTGGAACTGGAGATGTCTGGTGCCCTAAAGTTGCAACGAGTTACTGGTTGATGAAACAAGGACATCGCATTTCTATCACGGGCAACACGGGGCGAGGCGCTGGGCCACGCACTCTCTCGCGCAGTATGGCCGACGCAGGTTTTCCTACTTCGATTGCTGAATGTGAAGAGATGCAGAATAGGCTCTTCCGGTTGTTTCCGAAGTGGGCCGTATGGCGAAATAGTGTGGTGGATGAGGGACGATCGCAAGGATGGGTCTCTAACCCCTTTGGCCGGCGGCGCTACTTCTACACGAGAAACGTCGGAGGCCAAATGATTGGCTTCACCCCTCAGTCCACTGTGGCGGACATGCTTTGGACCATCATCCCTGAAGTCCCAGGCCTCGTAACCATGATCCACGATGCCGTCCTGGTGGAAGCCCCCTTGGATAAGATCCAAGCGACAGTCGCCCAAACCAAGGAGATCATGGAACGTGAATGGCCCATGATTGCGTCTGGCTTCAAGGTCCCTACGGATGTCAAGGTGGGGATGCCTGGGGAATCGTGGGGGGACATGGAGTTGCGCCTTGCGAGTCACTGATGAAATGCTCCTAGCCATGCTCCTCCTCAAGGAAGCGTGCGCAAAGGAAGTGGAGCGCGCAGAAAACCTACCCCAGGCGGCTGCGAACATCAGGGCCATCGACGTAGAAAGGCTGGTGCATGGATGATCTACACCTACCTGAAGCCTGGCATTAGCCGTAAGCCTTGGTCGAAGATGCGCCAAGAGCTTATAGACCGCATCGACTCTACGGTGGATCGGAAGAGTTATTATCGGCGTAACGACCCACTCGGAGAGAGGGATGGGGGCACCTCCACCCCCGAGTGGTGCGGTCCATGGGATGAGGCTGATGCCGTCTATCCGCCTATGGAGCAAGAGGTATGGCTTCCTTATCGCTTAGGGAACCTCATCTATGCAGCGTGGGGTCCTGGTGGGATTGCTTGGGCGAATACCCGCATAAAGGAGATCTCAGGATGCGCCTCGAAGTGACGAATGCCATGGACTTCACCATCCTGGTGATGGTAGGGTCGAAGATGTATGACCTAGACACTGCCCAGGCTTGGCCTGTGGTGAGTGGGCCATATGGCAAGGGCAAGGCACCCAAGGGTCGGTACAAGGTGGATAAGCCCAAGGCCATTGAGGCTACAGAAGCAAACAAGTCCTTCAGGGATACTGAAGGACTTGCCTGGTTTGCTCCGATCACGCCGTTGTTCCAAACGGATCGGACTAGCTTGGGGATTCACCCTGATGGTGGGGTGCCCGGCACCTTAGGGTGCATTGGTGTAAAGGGGGCTACTAAGGGACTATATGAGTTCCTTGCACAAGCTCCGAATGTGTCGTTGTTTGTCCTATAAAAAAGGACGCGGCTACACTAGTTCGACGCCCCGCCGTGTAAATTAATAAGGCGTGGGCGGTCGTAGCCGCGTCCGGTTTAAGCCTACAAGCCGTAACCTGTAGGCGTTAAGTTACGGCTTAACGGCGCCGGCAGCCGACAAAGCCACCGTCATAGCACGCTTCAGCACATCCTTGTTAGCGGTGCGCGAGGCGGGCGGCAGGGCTTCCACAAGGCGTGAGACAGCAAGCTCTATTAGCTCCGGCCACTGAGCATCGGGAAACTCAATAAGGAGCTGCGCAGCTACCGCAGTAGCAATGCGTTCAATCATCCGCGCGCGCTGCTCATTTCTCGCAGCGATAGGCAAGAGGATTGGGATAAGGATGAACTCGATTACGGCCGGGATCAGATTGCGAAGGATCTTGAAGATACCCATTTTTCTCCGGGGCTATTGGAACGAGGATAATACCTCGTTGCATTTCTTTAACGTCCTGTCGGACTTCTTGGACAAGTGAAAGTAAATCTTCCACCTTAGTTTCTAGGCGTGAGAGCCTACTTTCCTTAGCAAGCTCAGAGGTCCCCCATCCAGTAGCGCTCCCTATCAGGAGGGATAGTACAGCAACAATGATATTCTTGTCAAGTGGTTTATACACCTCGCGCTGCAAACCGCGGGACCTACTCCGAAGGGGTTTACTACGGGCCAAATCTACGGTTCCTTTCCTTTTTAGGCTTTTTCGGTAATGCCTCTTGATAAGGAGAGGTCTTCGGTAGATATGGGCGGCCCTTCTTCATAACACCCCTGCGAACAAGTTCCTCTTCCATCTCGCGGACGCGGTTTCTGAGGATTCGCCCCTGCGCCTCACTCAGGTCATATTCTTTCAGGTCCACCCCGGTGAAGAAATCCACTAGGAAGGACTTCTCATCATTAGAGGCGTGCTTCACATCAGTAGAGAAGATCCTTGCAAGGAAGTAAGACTTGAAAAGGAGGTAAGCCTTGAGTCCGTTCATCTCATACGCAGGCCCCTCAGGCGTCATTTCCTCCCGGAACTCAAGATAGTTTTGTATCTGTGGCGGGAGGCGCTTGATGACATTGGACCCCATGGTCCCAAGGGCTTGCCGCTCATCGAGGGACCGTCCTGTCCATAGGTTCCTACGGAAGCCCACTTCTACTGCCGTCTTGAGGAATGGATTTATGGCCGCGAGGTTTTGTTGGACTGCTGTGTGGCCGGAGGACCCAAAGACCTGCTCTATTGCAGACGTGATGGGGAGGTCCAAGCCGGTCACATACGTCAGCTTTCCATCGTTCCTCAGCTTGAGCTTGAAGTCACCCCGAAGGTAGTTCGGGAGCATCTCCCGCTCAGGCCCGCGGTCCTGGTCATTTAGGGCAAGCTGGGCCTTAACTCGTCCGGGGTGTTGGACAATTTGCTTCGCAACCAATCGAAGGTTCTTTGATGTCCAGGTGTAGAAGGGGAAAAGGCGTCTTAGCACATCACGCTCGAATGGGGCCAGTTGCTCGTAATCAAATAGCGTTCCATGGACCCGTTCAGCAGCCGTAGCAGGGTCAAGCCCGCGCTCAAGGTGCGTAACAAAGTTGAGGAGCTTTGCGTTGTCTTCAACCTTCTGCCCGACCTTTCTCCCGACCTTGGTGGCAGGATTCTCTACTAGGATATTCTTCTTGAAGTGGCGGCCTACAGTATCGGCAAGCGCCGTCTCAGGCGTCCCTAGGCCGTATCGCTCAAAGAGGTTCCTAATCTCTGCGTGTGTGTATCGCCGGCCACCCTCGGAGAGGAGGGTCCCATCCTGCCCAAGCATGATAGCCGCAACCTGGGTCACGCGTCTAGGGTTAAATGCTGCCAAGCCGATGTCTGTGAAGGTGGTGGCCAGGTTAGACATGGCATTTCGGATGTGGAACGCAGGGAAAACCGAAGTTATCCAGGTCTTGAAGATATCCTGACCTATGTCGAAGGTCTTGAGGAGCTGGCCCACTTCCTTCCGATTTACTATGGTAGTGCCAATGCGGGCGGCCTCCTCAGCCATAGCCTTGGGGAGGTACATACCTTGGTACGGCCCTGAGTCGATACGGGCGTAGGGCTCATTGAACTCAGAGAGGAAACGACGGCGGCCTATGCCAATGATGTTCCTGATGTCCTCCAGGACCTTTGGATCTACCGTGGAAAGCTCGTCAGCATGGGCCCTGAGGAGGCGCTCAAGCTCGGGGAGGCTTTGGGCTTCTTGGGCGCGCCCCATCCAATAGAGGGCTTGGACCTGGGGGGAGTAGCGTCCAATTTCCTTCGCGCCAATGGCTGGCTTCTCAGCAAGGAGCCGCCCCACTTGGTAGGCTTCATCCCCAGGGAATAGCCGTTGGAGGATGGTCTGCTCCCCAAGGCTTTCACCTAGGCCTTCCTCTGCGACGGCCTTTAGCTTCTGCGCAATCTCTGGGAAGGTCCGGCGGAAGGTTTCATCCGCCACCTGCTCGGGGGAGAGGCCCATATGGTTGAGGATTCGCGTGTGGTAGCGGCTAGCAGCCATGGTAACGGCGTTGGAATCCCCCCGCTTCGCCAAGACCTCGCTGACGTTCAAGACTGGCTTCAGGTCGAAGTTGATGATGCCCTCGTTCTTGAGGCGTTGGGCATACTCCATGGCATCAGTCAGCGTGGGGAAGACGCGGCTCTCTTTCCATGGACCGAGCATGAAGGTCTTGTCGAAGGGGATACCCCTCTCACGAGTCCAGCCCTCTGAGAGCTGCTTGATCTCATCGTCTGTGTTATCGAAGATGTGCGTGAAGTAGTTATCCCGCCAAGCCCTGGGGTCGATAGCTTCCGCGCGCGCTTCATTCCTAAACCACTCCGCAGTCATGGCGCGGATGCGTGGGATCTCATCTTGGACTGCCGGAGGCAGGTTATTCTTGGGGAAGCGCGCGGGATCATCTAGGTGGAGACTGACGTATTCCCCCACGGTGGCGATGGGGCGACCAAAGAAGTCGGCGGGCTCCTTGAGCTTCTGCTTCATCATGCCCTTGGTGAGCTTACCCACGCTCTCCAAGTTCATCCTGCGGAAGTTCCTATTCTCCGCGCGGAAGAGCGTCCGCGCTTCAAGGGCACCAGGGACCCTTCGTGCGGCTTTCAAAGTCTCATTGAACATGGAGTCAATGCCATGAGTGATAGCTTTAACCCCGCGGGAATCATTGATCTTCTTGATACCCGCCATGATTTGCGCTGCGGGAGGGAGTTCGCCAGCGGCCCGAAGGAACCGTGACGTGGGCGTCCCTACGGCCTTGAACATCTCCTTAGTGAGGAGGGTCTTCCCTGCAAACCGGACCACGGAGTCATTGGCATACTTATGCGCCCCCCGCTGTATCAAGTCATGGACTTGGGAGATGGCATTTTGGTGGGCGATCTCAGAGCCAAGTACCCTAGCTTCCCGCGCAAACTGAAGGGCTTCCGTGCCATCCACGCCCGTCAAACCTGAGTGGATGCTAGAAGGGATGGGCCTGGCGGCGAACTCCTCGACTACATTCCGTGTGTTTAGGAGCTGGTCAAAGTGGGCGACCTTTTCTGCGGCGCGCTGTTGCGCAGCCATGCGAACAGCATCAAGCGGCTCCTGCCGCAGCATATCATCCGCTGACTTAAGCTCTCGCTTAGCGAGGTCTAGGGCGCCCTCAAGGCGCGTGCGGCTAGTGGACTTCCTGGCTAAGCCCCCAACGGAAGCGACCTCTTCAGGGCGCGGTGTAGGGGTTGAGCGCTTCCGCATATTCCTGAGGATTCTCTCAGCGAGGCGCGTGGCTTCGGGGAGTTCATGCTCATATGCTTCACCCACGGCCTTGAAACCCTTCTTGGAGAGGGCTTGTTTTCCTACAACCCTCCCGCCCTTGGTGACTAGGACCCTAGCAAGGGGTCCTGCACCAAAGCTAAGGTAGGTGGTGGGATCTAAGGGGATGTCAAGGCCAAAACCAATGGTCCCTCTACCAGTTAGATCAAGCAAACCACCTTGCTTGAACTTCCATCCTTTCCCCTCTTCGTTATAGAGGAAAGGCGCGATGGAGGAGAGGTGGCCCATCTCGGGGAGGCCGGCAGCCTCAAGCACCGAGGAAAAGGTCTTCTTTTGTCCCTCAAGGTCCCCTACACCTGAGAAGAACTCAGTGCCAGAACGCTTGAGCGCATCCCGCAAGTCCGCGGTGGTGAAGTATTCTTCAAGGCCCCCTGCGGCTGCGTAGGCTGGGCGCATGAGGATGTCCACGCCCTTTTGCAACCCGGTGAGGGCAGCCATGGGGATACCCCCACTGGCTTCGAGGAGGGTTTCTGCCCTGACCTCGCGATCCTCTAAAGTTTCCCCTCGGGGTTGCGGCGCCTCGGCGCCGCGAAGGAAACTAGAACGGCCTTTGTTACGAAGGAGGAAGGGCATTAATAGCCACCACCACCACCACCAGCACGCTCAATAGGGCGGCCACGAACAACGTTCCCGATGTTCCTTGCGGCCTTCCCCGCCATGGCGCGGTTACGCGCATTCCGCTCTTCTTTCTGTTGGAGCTTGTATGCGCGAGTCTTTGCTTCAGTAGCTCCCTTTCGTGCTGCTTCCCGGCGGTTGATGGCTTGCTTCATGGTCCATTGCTGGAGTATTTCATCCACCGAAGACTCAAAGGAGGAGCGTGCCGCTTCACCCAGATTGTTTGAGCCATCAGGATCTTCCCCAAGAGCCGCAAAGTAGTTAACCACACCTTCTAGGTCATCTTCAAGGTATCGCTTGATCTCATCGCCTTGAAGGGTGATCTCCGCACCGGAGGAATCCTTGATGGTGATAGAAGGAATAGCGTCACCGCGGGAGAAACTTTCCCGCAGCTTAGCGTTGATCTCCCCAAGGGAAATAGTGTAATCCTTGAGGGATGATAGCCCTTCCTCTCGGTCGGGGTTTTGCTTCCGAAGCAGCTCACCCTTCATACGCTCAAGCTCCGCTTGGCTTAGGGCGTCCGCAGCTTCCATGCGCTCTCGATCTACCCCGAGGCGTTCCCTCTCCACCCGGAGTTCAGACTCCGCTTGGGAGATCCTTTGGCGATCGCCCTCTAGTTTGGCGTCATCAAGCATCTGCTTCGCGCGTCCCTCCCGGTCCTTTCGGTTTGCTTCCATCCCCTGCATGATGAAAGATAGCTTCTCTTCTCGGGCCTTCTCTCGCGCTTGGCGATTCTCTTCCTGGATCTGAGCTATGTTATTCTTCACCTGGAGGATCCCTCCAAGTGCCCCACCTATACCTCCTCCCCCGAGTAGGTTTCCTAAGGCCGCAAGGGTGTAGTCAAGCGCTTGTGAGCCACGCCCTGGTGCTTCCTGTTGCTCAGGCGGAGGGAAAGCCTCTGGGCTTTGGAGCAGCCCAGCGTAGTCAGCTGGGATCTGTGCACCGCCGAACTCGGGGAGGGAGACAGGCGGGGGCTGAACCATAGTCCCGGCAAGGGACGTAGGAGGTGCCGGACTTGTGGGAGGAGGGGTATTTGCTGGCCTAGTAGGCGGGACGAGGCCGGAGGGCATTATTGAACTCTTGGGCGACCGGCATAAGCAGAGCCCACTTGTGCAGCACCACCTAGCAAGGTTTGACCTGCTTGATCCCAGAAGGATCCACCGCCACGGTAGCCTTCAGCCAGACCAGGGAAGTTCCCGAGGCGGCCCATGAGCAACTGCAAGGCTTGCTGCTGGGCATCATTAAAGAGTCCTGCACGCGCTTGGTTCATGTTGTTTGCAGCGAGGCTCTGACCTAGGCCCCCGGTGACAGCACCAATGCCAGAGCTTGAGAGGCCCGTACGGCCAAGGGCGGATTGGATCCCGGTGTTTGCTGTCTGCCCGGCTTGGCCTGCGCCTTTGAGAATCTGCGCAAACATGGGGTTGCCAGCGAGGTATTTATAGAGGTTTAGGGTATCGGTAGCTAGGCGCTCAGGGCCAAAGAAGGCTTGCATCTCCCCCGCGGCCTTAGCCCCTCGACCTCCACCGGCAGTTGCGCCGGTATCGGGGATTCCATAGGAGTTAATGGGGGGACCCTGGGACCCTGGGCGTGGCATTCCTGCAGCGACATTACCTACCATATTAGGTATGCTTCCGCCTTGGATAGATGGACCCATTCTTAGGCTTGCAAAATTAGGGGTGGGGCGGTTTATGCCTCCCATAGGCCGGCGGACAATGCCACCCATCTGGGAGTTTCTATTTACTGGCATATATGTATTCTACCATTTTGAGTAGGGTTTGTCAACCTAGGGCTTATTCCTCGATGTTGCGCCATATCTGGACGGTGTTAGTGGTGAATAGCATGGTGGCATTGGCTAAATAACCTGCGGGGAGGCTTGAGAAGTAGGCAGCAAAAATATCTGCTGCTGGCGTGAGTTTATAGTTCTGGGTGATAATACTGACGCCTACCACAGGGAAGTTATTTGTAATGCTGTCGGCCGTCCTGGTCCTTAGGAAGAAGTTCACACCGATGCCTTGGGCAGACCATTCGATGACCGTCCCAAGAGAGAAATCTGTGACGATTTTCGTTTTGAGTATCTCTGCATACTTAGTGATCTTAGTAATGTTTGCCATTAAACCGCCAGCATGGTGTAGATAAACTCCCCATCAAAAGTCATGCCGTTGGCATCGCCACCAGTAGTTTCACCTGTTACTCGTCGCACCACTGCTCCTGTCGCTCGATCGAGGTACACAAGATCCCGCGTGCCGCTGTCAAAAGTCTGGGTAATGAGAAACTCGCCATCGAATACTAGCCCATTAAGAAGAAGGGGAATGGTGTATTGTTTGCTGATACCATTGGTAGAGCGGTCAAGCTGGAATAGGATTGTAGTGCCCTCAGCTAAGATGTTAATGTAGTGGCCCCAAAGATAATGGCCATCGAAAGCTATGGCAATGGGGCTTTGAGAAAAGACCGAACCTATTAAGTTAACGCGAGCGCCTGACCGATCAAGCTGGCCAATGCCTGCGTTCCCTGAGACGGGGCCCCAGAAGTATTCCCCATCGAATACAATATCCTCATACGTCTCAACAGGGCTGATAGTTGTAGTCTTCGTAATGACATATGGTTGGTCAATATACGTTAGGTTTGCATCTGAGGCTACTAGCTGATGGCCGTCAAAGGTTAAACCACGAAATACCGTAGCAGGGAACATGGTGGGTGCTTGGTTTACCACCACGTTATCGCGGGTCCGCTTATAGATAATTGCTACAGCCATTAGTTCTTAAGGATGAGTGTGGCGTTTGACACTACAAATGTCGCCGAGGCTGAGGTCCCTTGGCAAACAATCCTGAAGCGAATGAAGTCGCCCACGCAAGTACCTGAGTAGCATCGAGAGATTCCCGGGGTGGTTCCTACAGCTACGTCATCATAGAGGAGCTGACCCCAGAAGTCATTTCGGTAGGCAAACCAAGTGGTGCCGCCATCGTTCGAGAACTCGCAAATGACCTGTATATCAGTCGGGGCATTCGCCCGGAAGACGCTCCAGAGGAACATGAAATCGCGGGCGCGCGAGCAATCTACTGTAGCTGAGGTTGCTGTGGTGGGCGAGTCATCATAAGTGATATTAAGTGCCGTTAAGGTAGTTCGGCTATACTTAACAATGTCGGAGATATGAAGTCCACGATCATCCGTTGCGCCAGTTGTGTTAGCGTTAGCTACCTCATTAGAGACTCTATCGTAGGTAGTACCGCTCTGCCGGCGCCCATGTACATACGATCCTACAATGGGCGTGGTAGGATTAGCTACGTTATCCGCAAGGGTAGCAGCATCAGGAAGTTCGGTGTTTGACCACAGGCGCCCTGTGCTATCAGTAAGGAGTGGGACGTAATCGCCATTCGCAGCGGTTGCGGCAGCAGTGTCCGCTCGGACGGCCAGGGCCATGACACCCACGTCTCCTGAGGCATGCGCGGAATCCTCTGCCTTCCCCAGGTCAGATGCGCCGGAGCCAGGAACAAGAGTGGTGACAAGCCTCCCTGAGGAGTCTGTAAGGAGGATTTGCGCATTCGTTCCATCATAGCCAGCAACGAGGCGTGCTTTGTTATCCCCAATGGCTTCCCCATCATCTACCATATAGGCAGGAATGATGTGGCCTTCCTCTGCGGTGACTCTTATTGCACGGGCATAATCACTTTGGACCGGGGTACCCACATCCACTTGGGCTGAGATCGTGGAGATGCGCACTTCCACGCCAGCGGCGGGATCAGCATAAGCCACAAGAAGGATGGCTTCTAGCTCATCTACAGTCCAAGGCGCTGAGGTAAAGGGATTTTCCTGCTGAAGCCACGCGACAAGCTGGTAAGACGAAGATCCACCAATATTTGTGTCGGTGGTAAGGTAGGTCACATCACTTGAGCCAGAGCTGTTGAAAGCAAGGATGGCTACACGATTGACATAGCTACCTGCGGTAGTAGCGCGGGTGATGTTACAAAACTGAACTGCATTGATAGGTGCGCTAAGACCTGCGGGATGGGTTTGCGTGAAAGACTGCCACCTATCGCCTGTACCTGAAACGGCAATATAAGATGTATCCCCATCATGCGGTATTGTACAAGCCTGATACCTATTAGGTGCGGCATGTGTCCCACCCCACACACTCGCAAGAAGACCATCCGCCGTAAGGCTCAAGGCATACACCGAGCCTTCAGGCGGGTAATCAATAACATTGATGGATGCACCTGCTTCAAGCATGATGTCATCCACAATCATGGTGTAGGTTCCTGCAGAAGCAGCCTTACCAAAGACAATGTTTACTACTGCATTGGATGCCGCAGGCGTGGCTGAGATTTCAATGCCACGGTTAAGTAGCAGGGTATGAGAACCTGAACCGGCAGATTCATACTTGCCGACTAGTTCATACCAAGTATCCACCAAGAGGGGTGTGGTACCAAGCGTTCCATCTAGGGATAGGATACCTCCACTTGTGAGGGAAAGAACGCTTTGATCTGCACCAGCTGCACCTTCTAGGGTAAGAATGGTGCGCGTAGCGTCGGGGAGGGCGCTAAAGCGTACCCACGCACGCCAAGAGACCGCATTGGAAGCCACCGTAGTCGAGGTTTGGCCATCAGCATCAATGATGAAGGCCATACTAAAGCTAGCAGCGGCAGCTCCATTGTTGGTAATAGTTGCAGCATAAGTCCCTGAGTGGACTGTAGTGCTTTGAATAACTACATTACCAGTGAGGGCATCCCCATTCAGGTTAATAAAGGTATTAAGCTCAAAACCCTCAATGCGCGTGATAATGTGATCGGATAAATCAACGGTATCAGCAAAATCCGAAGCGCGCCCGAAGGAAAGGATCCCCTCGGTGGCATCATGTACTACTTCAAACTCATCTACTTCATTTGGGCAGCAACTACTCACTGTACTACCTGAAGCCCCAGTTGCACCAGGCTGCCCAGCAAGGATACCTGCCCGTGCCACTTGGTCAAGGAAGCGATCAATCTTGAAGAAATATTGGCGACTCCGCTCATCCTTGATCTCCGGTATGGCATTAAGACCTTCCCAGGTTCTCATCGGCCCTTCGTTACCTTGTGCTCAAAACCCACATAATGGAGCGCCGCCGCAGAGGTGATGGTTGCGCCGAAAGCCTCCCCATTCCCATGCAGCTCTAAACGCACAAGGCGGTTCTCCGTAGTTGATGGGGTGAAGGACTTCGAGGTATCCGTAGTGATATTTGCATCCGACCGCCGAGCGCGAATGGCTATGTTATGCGTCCCACCAGTGTAAGGACCACAAAGGATGCGCACACGCTCTACATATGTCTCAGTGTCAAGGGAGCCAGCCTCGGGGTAGATGAGCCTGGTGGTCGCCGTGACCGTCCCCCCCGAGTCGGTTACATCTTCCTCAAAGACATTGGTGGTAGAAGCCAAGGCTTGATACGTTAAGGCGTTATAATCTGCTGCGCGTGTATCGAGGGATGTAGGCCCAGCTACCTTAAGGAAACCACCTTCTTTGAGGTGTTGCGGGTGATATGAAAGGATAAGGAGGCGATTGTTCGGTGCGCCTGACCCAGCAGCAATGTAATAGAAGAACAAACACCATAGGTGTTGGACATTGAGGAGTATAGCTGATCCAAGCTCATCTTTATCCACCAAGGTATCCCAATCAATGTCTTGGGTGAGAAGCCTGGTGCTGAAGCCATCAGTCATGTACAAGCCATCATGGCTGACGTATGCTAAACGGGGAGCTGAATCCACCATGGCAAAGATACAAGCTGCATCTGGTCCCATGATCCCATGGTTAGGCGATATAAGCTGTCGTACTCGTCCGCGGTTAAAGTCAGAGTCAGTCTCAAGGGGAAGGTAGTTAACACGCCATATCTGACTCTGAAGCCCTACAATGAGGGTTTCCCCTAAACCCTTGATGTTTGTTACGGTATCAGCTTGTTTCGTGGAGAAGCCAATGAAGTATAGCTCAGGGAAGGAGTGCGGTAAGCCAGGGAAGCTATACCGAATTATATTGCTGTTCTCTGTATCATTCACTACTACAGAGTCTTCAAAGACATCCCCAGTGTCCCAAAGTGGGGGCGGAATATCACGAGAAAAACTAGCCGCAGGGGCTCCTGCTACAGATATGGTTATTGCACCATAAGGCACATCAGAAGCAATACCTGTATCATCAAAGGTTGTAGTAGCAGGTACCCCAGGTATAGTTACCTCTCCGACTAACACACCAAAGGGAAAGATCCCTGGTTGCTCCCCAGACCCAATAGTGGTGTCAAGAGATTCAATAGACCTATAAATCCTCCATCTAGTGGCGTGATCTGTGTGCTTAGTGAGATACTGGGCCAAACCATATGGTATGGTAATAGTTACCGTGTCATCATCTGTGGTAACATTAGAGAATTGTGCCGCTAAAGGGGCAACCCCTGCACTCTCTAAGCCATTACTGTGGTTATATTCCGTGATCCAATAACCATAATGCCCTAAGCCTAAAGTTTCCCACCCATCTCCACCTGCGTTAGCTGTGCTTACCGTCCAATCATTAGAGTCTGTAGGCTCCATACCATGCGGGATTGTGGATGCAGCACCCCCACCCGCGGCTGCTGCAATAGGTGTATCTGTCCCATTAGAGATAAAGTATTCAGTGTTAGCCTCATTATAGTGGATGGATTCCACTCGAAGCCCAGTAGTAACCCCTGTGCGTAAGTCCGTCCATACTCCCAGGGGATTGGTTTGCCATACTGTCCCATGCGCAATAATGGTGTAATCAGTATCGAGTTCAAATGGAATGGCTCGAAGCCCAGTGATGTTCACTCCCACCGTAGGCATGAATTGCGCCCGTGCCTTGATGGGGGAGATAGCTTGGTTAAAGGGCCTATAAATCCCGTTGAGCGCCTGGGAAAGCTCCCCTTCATTAAGAAGGGAAGCATCCCGAGCAGTAACTAGCCCCCCGGAAAGTGGCTCAATATGAAGGGCCATTAAAAGCCGTCGATCTCAGCGAGGATATTAGCCACAGAGTCCAGCGGATACCTAAAGGACGCGGCCGCTGCAGGAAGGAAGCCCTCATCCTGATCCGGCGAGAACTGATCTTCCTGAATCATCATTTGAAGGAAGCGATCAGCGCGGGCTTGATAATACTGGGCGCGTCCCTCATTCTCTGAATGATTCTGGAGGAGAGTTGCTCTGGCTTGCATAATGGCCCAGGGCTGGTACCTTTCCACAATGTCAAGCGCTGTTCCATCTACGCTTGGGGTAGCAATGAGCTTATAATACCTAACCCGCGCAGTGTCCGCCGCCCCCGGAGGTGGGATAAACCTAATCTTACTTACGGTGTTCGAGGTCCTGAGGATGGTGTACGAGAAAGGCGTCCCGTTCGATGAGGGGTCTGATGCAACCCTATCCCAGAGCCTCTGAGGAATGTGCATAAGGGGACGCTTGTTCCCGAGAAGTCTAGCATCATACACCTTTCGCATGTCCCCTGCGGTGAAGGTGTAATCCTCGGTTCCTGCAACTAGTACGATGTCCTCAAAGGTAAGGAGCCACTCCCAATCCCGCATGTTAAGCTCGGAGATAGCATGTTGGATCTCCTCGCCTGCT